AGTATATGTATATTGCCCAATTACAAAAGTGGCATCTACACCTTCTTCTAATTGGAATAAATTGTATCTTTCAATATAAGCTGATGTATCTGTACCCATCCATTGAAAGCCTTGTGAATCTTTGTTAAATTCATTTTGGAAAACAAATAGATAATAAGGATTCGTAATAGTCGAAGTCTCAGTCAAAGTGAGTACAAAAGTATTTACAGAATCTTGTTCAAAGTATATCATATATTATAATGGTTATTAATTAGCATTTGTTATAAAACAAAAAACCCCCACTAATATAGTGAGGGTAGGGATAGCAAAGTTTACTATTAAACTAGCAAACCTGCAATGATAGCAGGGTCAACTTCGTATGCTAAAGTTTCATTCTCAGCAACCATAGTAAGACTGTATTTTGAACCATCAGCTTTCGCAGTTCCTGAGCCTTCAGCTACTGCAGTAACTTGTGCAGTTGGAAAATACCAATACTTACCGTTAGCATCTAAAACGATTACTGCTAAGTCTCTTTGTCCTTCTCCTAAGATTTTGATAGAACGAGATTTCGCTGCTTCTCTACGGTGAAACATTAAAGTGATAGTTGCAGTTACGAATGAAGAGCCATTGATTAAATCATTAGCTTGGTCTTCTGTGTACATTCCTGTGTTACGTTTGAACTCAAAAGGAATGAAAGGGTCTCCATGAGTTATAGCAGTTACTTCCCAGTTAGCATCGTCTACAGTTACTGAAGTTACTTCGCTTTGGTCGTTGATATAAATTGTTTGGATGCCACCGATATTATTGTCGCATCCTTTGGTTATTGTCGTTATTGTGTTACAAATTGGCATAATTTTTTATGTATTAAAAAAGGGTAGGCGAATCCACCCACCCTTTTTAGTTAATTAATAAAACTAGTTCTTAAGAATAAAGAACGATTTCTGTTGGGTTAGTATACCAGAATCCTACCTTCAAGTTAGCACGAGTTCTCAAGTAAGGCTCAGCAACTGTATCATTCAAGTTTACTGCTCTCAATGCTTTAGCATCAGCTTCAGAATCGAATGCATAAATCAAGTTGTTCTTCAAAGTAAGAACTGCAGTATTGTTAGGAAGACCTTCAGCAACTACCATCTTAATTCCTAAGAAAGTCAAAGCTAAAGGAATAGTAACGAATGTCTGTGTGTTACCTTGTGCAGCAGCTAATTCATAAGCAGTAGCAATGTTAGAAGAAACATAAAATCTTAAGTCAGCTTTCTTACGTTTAATAGTAGCAGGAGCAGCATTCAAGATAGCAGTTAATTGTGCAATAACGTTTGTTGCATCAATAGATACATTAGCAACATCAACTACTGCAGCATCAGCTAACAATCTCTTAAGATATCCATCGCATAGAGAAAGCAATGCATCTACAGAATCTGTGTCACCTTGCCATCTTAACAACTCAACATCTTCGCCAATTTGCATACTCATAGTTTCCCAGTAGTAAGACATAAAAGAAGCAACTTCAAAACTTCCGTTAGAACCTGCAGCCATTTGCAAAGAAAGGAATGACTGCTCTAAATCAAACTGACAGATTTGAGCCATAGCAGATAATGCACATACGTCAATATCGATTGCATCCAATGAATCGGTAGGTGCAGAGAATGCACAAGTACTTGATTGTAGGATAGAGCCAAAAGCAACATTAGCTAATTTTGTAGCTGATTTAATACCAGGCAAAGTTCTGTAGTTGTCTACAATATCTTCTGTGATATACGCACGAGAATAGAACTCGTTAGGATTAGCACATAAAAGTGCGTTTGTTTCAATATCTAAATTGAATTTTAAGTTTCTTGACATTTTTTTAGTCTTTATTAAATTGGTTAAACTTCATTAATTTTTCGTGAGCAGTTAATTTTTGCTCGGTAACATCCGTAATCGCTTCTTCTTCAAGCGTTGGAATCATTGCTTTCACTTCTGCAATAAGTTGAATTAGTTCGTTGTATTTTTCATCGATTGTAGGCATAACGATTGCTAGGATAGCTTCAGCATCAGCAGTTGCATCGACAGACATTTCTTCTTCTTCGACAACTACTTCTTCTTCTACTACTTCTTCAGCCATTACCACCTCTTCTTCAACTACTTCTTCAGCTTCTACTTCAGTTGCAGGTGCATCTTTCACTTCAACAACTTCTCCGTCTTTTACAACGTAGATTTTGCCTTCAATCAGATGTTCTCCGTCAGGTAAATTCATACTATTATTTATTATTTGATTACTATTTAATTTCAATCCTAAGAATCCTTCGATTGAGAATCCTAACTGCTCACTTTCAACAAGTTTATTGTAATACTCTTTGTCTGTTATTTGAGCAGTTAACATTAACGTTCCTTTAGGCACTTCAATACCATACGAACTAAATGCTTTATCGGATTTAGGATTCTCAACTATCCAACTTTCTAAAATATATGCTGGTACTGTTTGCCCTGCATCGTGTTCTAAGTTGAATAAGTTTTTATTGTTTAGATTCTGCATAAAATCAGAGTATATCGTTTCAATCTCTTGCTCAGAAAATTGAACGTAATATTCTCCTTCTTCATCGTTTCTATAAATATCCATTGGAATCATAGCAGGTGCTACAATTCTCATCTTTGGCTCATCAGCAAACTGCATTACTTTAGTGTGGCTATTAAAAGCCATACCTTTGACTAAGATAGCAGGTTTAGAAGTGAAAGCGACCTGTTCAATTCCTAGTACTTCACCATCAGAATATTCTTCGTCAATAGTCACTTTAAAAATAGGAATGTCATTCGCCATACATTATAATGGCATATACTTTTTTTTGTTATATTTTTGTATATTTGCTAAAAAAAACGTTATGATAAAAATCGGAACAAAGAAGATTAACAATGAAGTTACTGAGTTGACTATTGAACAGTTTGAGCAACTTAGTACAACTATTAACAATAAAGAACTAGACCAGTTTGAAAAGTGGGCAAAGATATTTATTGACTTAGGAGCAGATGAAGATGAAGTGTATGATTTAGACTTTGATAAGTTTACAGAAATTGTAAAGAAATTTTCTGATACTAAGAAAAAGCCTGACACAAAGTTTTTAAAATCAATTGAAGTTGATGGTTATACTTACCAATCTTATGAAGATGAGTTTAAATTGAATGTGCGTGATTTAAAAATGATTGAAAAAGCAGTATCTACAAGTCCTGAGAATTATGTTTCTAAAGTTCTAGCTATTATCTTTAAGAGAACTGACTTAACTAAAGCTGAGCATTACGGTGATTCACATCTTGCATTGAAGTCGAAGATGTTTAAAGAACAAAAAGCAAATATTGCTATTCCTTTTATGGTGTATATTGGTCAAAAGTTAGGTACTACTGCTAAAAATATGCAAGTTGAAGCTGCCGAAATCGTGGAATGATATAACTGTAGAACAATTCATTGAGTTAAGGTCATTAAATACTAGTGACTTTGATTCTTTGTTTAGTTATGAAATAGAATGTCTATCTATTTTAACAGATATTGATGTAGATGATTTTGACGATTTAGATATTGACGAACTGGCAAAGATAGTTAAGCAAATTACATTCATAAAAAAGCAACCAACTAACATCTTTAAGAATAAAGTAAACAATTTTGTTTATATTGGTTTAGATAATTTGAAACTTGGCGAGTTCATAGATTTAGAATACTACTTCGCTAATGACTATGTGAAGCATTTGACTTATATTAGTTCAGTTTTGTATCGTAAAACTAAACTAAGCGAATGGGAAGAATTGATTTATGAAGATTATTCATTCAACATAGAAAAACGCAAAGAACAGTTTAACGATTTGCCTATTACATCAGTCTATGGAATTTGTTCTGAGTATATGAAGTATCGTGATAACTTCTTAAAAGTATATGAAAATCTATTTAATCCAATCTTTGACGAAGATGAACTAGCTGAAGAACTAGATGAAGAAGATGTCAAAGAACAAGAACAAGAAGATAAGATTAATAGATGGTCTTGGGAGCATACGTTGTATAATTTAGCAAACGAAGATGTTACTAAAATAAAAGACGTACTGGAGTTGAATCTAGTATTCGCTTTTAATATGTTAGGAATGAAAAAAGAACTAGAGATTTAAAGTAAAGTAGAAGACTCAGGCAAACTATAAGGTAATTCTTCTTCGTCTATCCAATTGAACTCTAAAAACATTTTTGGATTGTTTAGAATCCTAGCCATCTCCAAAAGTGGATATACTTCAAATTGCCATCTTATAAAGTCTTGCATAATCTCTGAAGTGATTGCTTGAACTTCTGAACTTGCTAACCACTTCTGTATAATTTTTTGAGGAGCAATATAAATTGTTCCTTTGTCTAAAAAGAAAAAGTAATACAAAGCATTTACAGTAATAGTAATATTATTAAAGTTATCTGATTGCATCGCAGAAATTCTAATACTATCGTACAAAGAGCCAGTATCTATTAAGCCAAGTTTTTTGACTTCCATCTGCAAAGCTCTTGCTAGTTTATTCCTCGTTGCGTATTTTACTTTGTATGTTGGCATACTGCTAAATTACAATATCTCAGTTGAATAACCTAACTGCTCATAAGCCAAACTAGCATACTTGTCAGCCGATTTCAAGTCTTGCATTTCAGTAGGTAATATCTCAACTGTGAAACTACCTTGTTGAACGTCTGTGAAGATAGGTTGATTACTTTCAAACGTTGCTTGACTTGCGTATGTAGCTACTGCAATTTCTAACGTTTTTCCATCTGCTCTTGCTGCGAATTCAAGTCGTGCATAGATGCTAGTTAATGTTAACTCAGTACCTAAAATTGTGATACTTTTTTCTTTGTTTGATTTTATTAAAATTGCCATATTTTTATTTGTAAAGTTAATTAAATTATGCTACTCCTAAAACTGTAATTGTTCCCGAACTTCCTCTATATTTCAAAGCACCGCCCTCAACGTATATTTGCCCACAACCAGCTGGTGAAGTTGTTGGAACCGTTCCATTTGCAATTGCTAAAACAAACTTTGACGATGTGCCGAATGTTGCTTGTCCAATTCCTACATTGGCTTGGTCTGTTATTACAACTTTATTTGTGTTGTCTGATTTTGAGAATGTTACAAAAGTAGCTCCCGTATTTGTAGTCGTTTTAAGCGTTAATGAAACACCACCCGTTCCATCGTAGGTATTACCGCCCAAAGACAAATATTCATTAGCAAAATTATCCACAAGCTTAAGAAATCTATTACTAGTTGTAGGTGTTACTAATCCTAAATAATTATTTGTAGTTGTTAATGAGCCAATTTTGATATTTCCATTTCCGCCTAAATTTATTAATGCGTTCGAAGTATCTATGATTAATTTTTTACTTCCGAAACTATCATACATATTTATAATCGGTTCGTTATAAGCACTTGACGTAATAGAAATACCTCCATTTGTTGCAGGTGTATCAGCTATCAATTCAATAGTTTTGTCTCCTCTAATTGTTATGAGATTTTTCGTATCTGCTGAATTCCTAACTCTAAAAGCTATGTCAGTTGATAACGCACCTTGAGCCCTTACGTCTAACCTTACAGTTGTTGAAGGAGTCGCTCCAATTCCAAGTCGTTTATTTGTGTTATCCCAAAATAAATTAGAATCTTCTTGAACTACACTACCAGTTCCATCAAACAATATCCTTCCTACCGTTCCTGAAGTGATAGCAGAAGTACCAATAGTTAAACCACCACCACCACTAATTACCAAATCACCACTACCAAGTAAACTATTACCGTTTACAGTTTTGATGTTTGTTGCACTTACTAGAGTAGGTTGTTTACCGTTAAACGTTGACCAATCAGCACTACTCAAAGCACCCCTATTCGCAGCTGAAGCAGTTGGTAAATTGAATGTATGTGTACTTCCCGTTGAGTTAATAGCAAAATCACTTCCAGTTGTTCCCGTTGCTAAGTTTTGAACTTGCGCAGTAATTCCATTTAATGATGTTAACCCCGTTGAAAAAGTTGTTATAACTTGGTTTAGATGACTATTTTCCGTATGTAGCCTTATTGTTCTACCGCTATTGTTTACATATATACGAATAGCTAATCTATCAGTTAATGCCAAAGTAGTTTGTGATACTGCTAAAGCACTAATATACAAATCCGTTACTGTTCCGCCCGTTATGATTTCAGGATTAGTTGAGTTTGATGCAATTAAAGTTAAGGTAGCACCATCCCATTTATAAAGTTCAATATAAAACGATGGATTCCCACCACTAGATGAAGCAGAAAAATATGTTTCAAAGTTCCAATTTCCCGCAGGAATCTCTAATTGATTAGGGTCGTTGGCATCTGTAATAAATGATTGAATGTAACCATTAGTTGCAATAGTAAAATCTGCTCCCGCACCGATGACTGGAACTTTATTCATTTCTTTCATAGCTACACCTCCAAATGTACCTTGAGCAACTGAGCCATTTAGATAGTAGCTAACAGATGCACCACCTCCGCTTGAAGTTGGAAAGTTAGCCAAAGAGCCATCACCTCTAACATATTGACTTGCTACACCCGCACCCGTTACCGCAATATCTCCGCTCGATGTAATTGGACTATTTGCGACTGTAAATGCGCTCGGCATTGTTAAGCCTACCGAAGTTACTGTACCTGAAGGTAAAGCTGCTAAAGCATCGAATACTGCGTTGCTTGTTACAGGATTTAAACTGCCATCTGTAACAGCATCTTCTATTGGTATATTTATATTTATTGCCATACTATATTGAATGTTTCATCTTTTAAACTTGGTATTGTTACACTTGTTGTTACTCCGTTTACTATAAAGTTATAAGTAGTATCAGGTAAAATCAATAAACCACCACTTGCAACTGTTGTTAAATATGTACCATCACTATTTGTTACCGTTGCATCTTCACAAACAATAGGAGGATTAGGTGAAATTGGATTCATTGGAATAGCACAACTACCATAACTTGCTACTTCAAATGTAATACTCATTACCCAACCTGCAACATAATCTAAATCAAGATTGTTTAATGGTGACATACTTGCACTTCCAACAACATCTAATTCAATGTCGTTATCATTAGTATAATATACATACATATCTTTTAATATCAACTGACAATCAGAAATAATATTATTAAGATTTGCTCTATCTGCTTGTATTAAATCAACGCAATATATATCTACTGTGAATTGATTCGTGTTTAGATTCTCTGTATCACTTGTTGGTGTAACAAATACAACTGGATACTTCTCATCTATTGTAGCGAAGTTAGGCATCTGCTCTCTGAATTCTCCTCCGTACTTTTTGATTTGTAGGTGAGCATTGCAGAATGCTTCTATTTTATTTAATAGTGATTTATAGCTTGTCATAACGTTGCCGATTGTTGTATTTTACTCATCTTGTTTTGCATAGAAGTAACATCAGATTCTACTACTACTGCCTTGACTACCATTTGACCACCTTGTTGTTGTCCGTTTGCACCAAAGGTATTACCGTTGTTATTAGCACCGAATAGATTAACTGAAGGAGTAGCTGCTTGTGTAGAAGTAGAAGATGTATCAGTTGGTGCATTCATAGCAGGTGGTGCTACTGGTCCTCCACCTCCTCCACCACCATATTTAGTAGATGCAATTTTTGCTACGTTTGCTGCTGCGAATATTCCTGCTCCTGCTGCATAGATAGCACCTGTTGCAGGTCCTAATAATGGTATAGGATTTGACATACCATTTCTAAATGCTGCGATTGTAGAACGTATTCCTTCAACTGTTGCAGATGCTATTGATATTGCTTTATTAATATTAAACTGTCTTTTTGCTCTTGCTTCTTGTGCTTTTACATCTTGATTACCTAAGCTATTAGTGACCGCAAAAATATTTTGTGCTAAGCCATTTACTGAATCTGTAAACTCTTTGGCTATAGCTAACTTATCATCTGTAACTTTGCGTTGTTCAGCTATTGCAATATCTGCGTATTTTTTATCAATCTCAGCGAGTTTCTTTTTAGTTTCTTCAGCTACAAATAATTCAGCTTCAGCAGAACTTCCTAATGCTAATAAATCTGCTTCACTTTTTGTTAATAAATCAGCTACTTCTTTTTCTTTAGCAGTTTGATTTGCTGCTTCTTTCATTGCCCAAAGTAAATCCTGCTGCTCTAATTGTTTAGCTGCTATTGCTGCATTCTTTTCTTTTTCTTTTTCAGCTTCTTTTTGATTTATCTTATCTCTTGCGTCTCCTGCTAAAAGACCATACATCTCAATTAGCTTTAACTTTTCTTCTTGTTCTTGTTTCGTTTTAGCAACCTTAGCTTGTGTATCTTCAATTAATCTATTGTAAGCAATCTGAGATACTTTCAATTCTTTTTGAACTCCTTCATCCATTAACTGAATGTCCAAGTCCTGATACATTCGAGCAGCTGCTAATCTATCTGCTTGGTATTTCTTTTCTGCTTCAATCTTTTTAGCATTAATTTCTTTTTGTTTATCTGCATTAGATTTAGCATTTTTAGAACTTTCATCTGATTGTTTTTTAGCATCTTCCTTTTTACGATTAGCTTCAGTCTTATCAATCACTTCTATCTGATGCATAGAATCTTTGACTACTTCTCTTTGCTCGTTATATGATTTTCTTAAAGCTAAAATCTCTTCTTCATCTAAATCACCACTCAATCTTGCAGCAATCATTTTTTGTTTAATTGCTTCTAGTCTTGCAGCAGCAGTTTTTAAAAGCCAGTACTGTTTTTGCTTTTCCATATAAACAGTATTCTGACCATCAAGTTTAGCCATCTCGATTTCTCTATCGAAACCTGCTACTACTGCTGCACTCTTTTCTTCGTATGCTGCTGCAGTTTTCTCGGCTGCTGCTGCTTGTGCATCTGCTGCATCTTCTGCTGCGTTATTAGATAAGCCTAACCAATCGCACAAATCTTTGAATGCTTGAACAACCATATCAATAGCATCACCAATCCAACCGAATACTTTACCTACTGCATTAAGAATAGGCTTTAAGATTCCAAGTTTATTCATCACTAAAGCAATGACTGCGACAATGGCTACAATCGCAGCAACTAATAAAAAGATAGGATTTGCTAATAATGAAATACCAAACTGAATGAAGGCTTTAGATAAACTACCGACAACTGAAACTAAACCTTTAATGCTATTACCAATAGTTGCAGGTGAGATACTTCCTAATGTTTGTTGGAACATCTTCGCTTTTCCTGCTGCTTCTTCAAAGTCTAATGACATCAAAGAATCTTTCATACTACCGAATGAATTGGACACCTGCTCAAACTTACTGCCTGAAGCGAATACTGCTACTTGTTCATTAGCATCTGCAAGTTGGTCTTTCAGTTCACCTGCTCTCATAGCAAGTTCCTGCATCTGTTTAGGGTCTGTTGCATTAGCAAGTTCCCCTTTCAACTCACGAAGTTCTGCTTTAATAGCTGCTAAGCCATTTAGTTTAATAGGAATCTCAATCGGTGATGCTGCCATATTATATAATGGTGATTATTGAAGTTGTGTTTTAAATGATTAGAATGTACTTAAGATTATCCAATTAGCACCATCACTTGCAACTGTGTAGCAAACTTTTGTGGATAAAGTCAAAGTCAACGCACCGTCTATTGTTTCTGTTCCACTGGCATCTAATGTGATTACTCCTATACCACTATTTTTTATTGTGTATGTTACACCACTTCGACCTACTGCAGTAGGTAAAGTAACAGTTATAGTATTTGAACAATCTATAATATAATTTGAATCAGTTATTGTGTAGTTAACATTCGTTGTATAAACAGAATATGAAACAGACTGCTGAAGTCTAGTTGTTAAACTATCGCACTCAATGTGGTCTTTTCCGTTTGCAATGATTTTAGCTTTTGTACTATCAACAATAAATACTTGATTTGCTCCATAACCAATGCTTGATTCATTCGTGTCAAGATATATCCAACCTTCATTATAGTTACCACCATCTGTAGTAATTCCTAATTCAAAACCATTTGTTGAATGATTACGATTGTCGTTAAAAGTTAAATCAGCATTAGCAAAATTCTCACCATTTACATTTATACCATTTGTACCTTTATATATTCCATCTTCACTTACAACAAAATTATCTCCTTCAATTATAGCCTTCACGTTAGGCATTACAATGTTATTCTTGCCTTTAATAATTACATCTGCTCCTATTCCTACAGTATTGCTATTGTCTGTGATTGTTTGATTTACTTCTGTGTAAACTGCACTAAATCCACCGTGTGGTTTAATTGGTTTCTTCGTTATAAATGGTGCGAAATCTATCTCACTATCTGTACTTAATAATTCAACTTTTGTCAGTTGCTTATTATTAGCATCGTAGTCTATTATCTTGTTTATTGACCACCAAGAATTATCTATTCTAATCTTGTCATTCAATTTTAACTTCTGAATGTCATCTTCTTTCAAATTGAAGCAAGCTATCAACATCTTTCCAGTATTGATTTGGCTTATTGTACGTCTCCAATATGAATTATAAAGATTGTTATCTGTCGGTGTGTAGTTATCGTAGAACATAAAATCGCACAAAGCAAAGTTTATGTCTAACGTAGGATTCAACGCATCGTCATAGTGATGCATCAAAGGGTATTCTAAGATACCGTACAAACCTGCAGAACCTGAATCTATAATTGTATATTGACTACACGATTTCATTCCACCATCGTATAATATACGAAGATTAGTCTTAGGTGAACTACCTGCTACGATAGGAACATAAGCACCAAATATTGTTTGACCAATCGGTGAAGGTGAGAATATTAATTCTTTTGTATCTATTCCTTTTACATACTCGTTATCAAAGACATATTCCACTTGACCGTACACTTCTCTTGTAGTATCGTAGTAAGTTACGTTAGGTGTATCTTTATCTTGCTTGTATGTAAGTATAAGTTTCTTTGATGCTAGTTCTGGCAAGAAGTTTAACACTTGTTCTTTATCTTTCGCTAGTTTGTAAGTCCAATCTTTTTCTATACCACTATCATAGAAGTCATCTCTAGTTTTTAGTATTAAAGTATTTGCGTTATTCGTATCTATCTCAACATATAAATTAAACATCTGAAATATTGACTTGACAAAATCTTTTTGTTTAATCTTATCAGGTACAAATTGATTCATATTTAAAAGAGTGCCTACTGACAAAGTATTAGATGAGATATTAGCACTTAATTTTAAAGACGTGTAGTTGAGTTGAGGAGTCATTATAGCATCTACTACTGCGGAATCCACCCAATGCAAAGAAGTGTTAGAGTTTTCAATTCTTAATCCTATCTCAAAAGTTAATTGCTCTCCTGCTAATACATTGCTGACTGGAATAATATAACTATTGTTTAAACTGAAAAGTGTCGTTGTACCCGGTGCAAATGGTGCAGAATTTATACCATCAGTCATAATGTCGTATGGTATAGAATAAGTACTTATTGGAAAAGCAGCGACTGCACTTCTGAATACTTTTATCTCTAAATAGTATCTTTGTTTCGGA